ACTGGGACTAAAGGAGAAAATGATGGAATTGAATGGACGCTTGGTAGAAGTCGATGGCGTGGAGGATGTGGACAGCCGTGACTATCCAGATTTTTGTGATGCACATTTTGTAGGTGCTCGCTTTGTGGATACCGGTGAAGAGCTCTCAGACGCAGAGTACGAAGAGCTCAGCGACAAATATGCTGATGTGCTGTGGGACATGGCATACGAAAGTTTACATTAAGGAGAACAGCAATGAACATCCAGCTAGAGGGGCTTACCCCTAAACAAGTGGCCTTGTGCGACATCATGTGGACCATAAACAGTTATGAAGGTGTGCAAGATTTCATACGCACCTTGCCCCGGGCGGATCAGTGTACCTGTCGGACCTTGATCGAGCTCATGCAGTTGGCATTCGCTGATGAAATCACCAGCGTGGATGAAGCGCAAGAGGTGCTGTCTAGATTCTAGCTTGTTTGGTGAAAGTCTTTAATCCCGCCCGGTGCGGGATTTTTTTTGGCCTAGTGTATGGTGCCGTCAGTGTCAAAGTCCAGCATGTTGATGTCCTTGATACCCAGTATCTTGAGAATCTTTTTTACCACTAACGGGGGATTGAGATTGAATTCGTTGGGCGTGAACATGTGTTTGAGTTCACCATCGGGCCCAATGATAAACCCGTAGTCGTTTTCGTCAGCAAAGTCTTCCAATGCTTCAAGTTCTTCTACTTCTACTTCTTGGTCTTTTTGAATTTTGTTGGTCATGGTAGTCGGCCTCCAGCCGACACAAGTATTTACTAATCTGTTGCCTTAATTTTAACACAACAGATTTATCTGTGTCAAAAGTGCTAGAGTACACACGCCACATCACTATGTCTTCGAGCTCAGGAGAATCAATGCTAAAAGCGCCATGCATGGCACTTAATTCGGCAGCAATACTAAAGCCATAGGCCTCTATTTCTTCCTTGGTGCCTAGGTACTCTTGTTCTTCTTTTTTGTGAGGGCAATGCACTCGACTTGTATATTCACGAATAGCACGGTATCTTCTACGCTTGGCTTGTGCCCTATGAACAAACTCATGACCCACACACTCAGCAACATCAAAACAAAGCCTACGCCATTGCGTTTGATCCAACACCAGGTGCTGTTGGTCTGGATGATACAGTAGATTTACTTCTACACAAAGACCGTGAGCTTGGTCTTCATCCGCATCATAGTTGCCGCCCACGCACACTTGACCCATATCAACAAAACTGTGTCGCTGTGTGGTAACTTTTACCAATGGGTTTTTTATTTCCTGTCTAAAAACTGCTGTGAGTTGCCCAGGCGTGATTGGCCCTTGATGTCTAGGCATTTTAGCCAGAGCATACATCAAGGGCACAAACATGTTATTTGAATATCATCAACGCCATGAGCACTGCTTGAATAGCAAAGCCTAGTCCAATAGTTATAATGTTTAGGCCGTCTTTGAGAATGGTAGCTCTGGCAAATAGCAGCAATAGACCTGCCCACATGAACAGTACCATGTCTACTGGTGGCATGCGATCGCTGAGCCCTGCGGCTGTGGCAATCAAGGTGGGAATAGTGGCCAGGTGGATTAGTATGGCAGCAAACCAGCCCAGTGTGTCGGCACTGAGTTTGGCAAAGTTGTTGGCAAACCAATCCTGCACCCAGGCTCTGAACCCGTCGTAGTTCACATGTCCTTGATCATCTCTGAGTTTGAAATTCATAATGTTTCCTTATCTGATTTTGTTGTCGCTGTAGAAAATGTGGCGTCCAATGGTTGCTATTTTTTCCTTGCCCCATCTTGGACTCACGTAATCTGCATGATAGTACAGAGCATTTTTGAGTCCGTCAAGACGGAATCCTTCCAGCAGAACTTTTTTTGCCACTGCCATGCTTTCATTGTAGGCAGCAGGATTTACTGGTTTGCGTATGGTGCCCTGTTCGCAGTACCAGCTGAACTGGCAAATCACTTTGTCATAAATCACACCCTTTTGAAATATAACTCCGCAGATGTCTTCTGGAAACTTGCCAGATTCTGCTCGGTTGAGTGTTACCTGAGCCACTGCCACCTTGCCTTCGAAGGGCTCATAACCTGCTTCGTAGTAGATGTTTTGTGCTAGACACTTGAGCTCGCGCTCGCGGTCCGCAGCAGTGACAAAGGTTTTGGGATTACTTGCAGCCTGCAAACGCAGGTAATCCATTTTGGCCGTAGTGACCTTGGTCCCAATCATCAGTGCTAGAACTATGCCTGATAGAACCAACACAACTTTGACCAATGCTCCTGTAAACGAATCTGTCGTTCCCTGGGCGAGAGTAGTCATAATATCTCCTTTCATTAACTAGATTGCGAAATCCGTAGTTCTATTTACGGACCGAACAACTAATTAATAGTACACTATAAATTGGTTACTGTCAAGGCTAACTACAAAATTTGAAAATAAACAGTGTAGTTAACCTCGTTCTAATGGGTTTTTACACCGTTAACAGCTTATATAACTGTGCGTCTCGAACGACTTGCTTCATAGTATCCAGCTTGCAATTCAAAAAAGTGTCGTTGATATCCATAATATGCATTAATAAAAATTAGATCTCGCGTTTGTTCTTCCGTGAGTCTATTGTTTACCGCATAGTTGGTAATTATGGTCTGTTGCTCGGTTGTGAGCCCAAAACCAAATGTTGCTCGGCGTTTTTCCGCTTCTTCTTCAATGTCTATTTTGGGCATTTTAATTCCCAAAGTTTGAAGTGTTCGAGAATTTCGTGCTTCTGCTTGCATGGCCAAAATGGCCTGCCCGCCTCGAGTGTTTGGATTGGCCATGGTGGCAATAAGGTTGTTGAATCCTGTGGCCTCTGCCACAGCTTCGATGATATTGGTTACCAGTGCTATTGCAGCTTTGACTCCTTGAGTAAAACTCCAGAAACCTTCTTTGTTGTCCTTTAGTGCCGTAACTAATCCTGTATTCATCCCGGCGGCTGCATTGCTTCCGCCGTCTGCTCCCATCGCTGACGCAGTGGCAGCAATTGCTGTGCCAATGGCCGCTGCAACTTTGGCAATAGTAACAATAATAGAATACACAGCATAGCCCATGGCCACTGCATTGGTAATTTCGCTTACCAATTGCAGAGCACTTTGCAAAATGCCTTCTTCTGCATCTTCACTGGCCTGTTGAACCACAGGATTTGGCGAGTTTTTCACTGCCTCCAGTGCGGCAATCAAATTAGCTTCTGCAAGGGCGTTCGAAGGATCACCTGGATCATCATGCTTTTCGTAAAACTCTAAAGCGACCAGCAGAGCTTGCCCTTCGGCAGTGCTTTCAAGTCTGTCATTGGCTTCGCTAATTTTCTGATAAGCCTCAGTATGCGCAGCACCACCTGCTGTGCCAATAAGATCAGTCAGGGTGGCTTCGCCAAACAATCCACTGCCAGAGCTTAGATATGGTTTAAGAGTTGCCATGTCGCTTTCAAAGCTGGGATTGTTGATTAGACCAATGTCAGGTAGATCCAGTTGGTCCAAAGTCTCAGCAATCAACTCCCAGGTCACACGATTAGTAATTCCAAGACTGGCAATTTGACGACCAAAGTTTTCTAAGTCGCCATAGGGTATATTATCAAGTGCGCTCTGTGTCATCAACACATCTGGTCTACACAGATCAGCTGCGGTCTGGCAGTTGCCCGGCTGCGCCAGTATCACGCCTGTGCGTTCAATAATGGCTTTCAAGTCGTTGCCAGTGATGCGTTTGAGTGCTTCTTTTATGGCCACCGGGCTGCTGTTGAACACTTCTTCATCGTCGTCGATGAATATAAATTCTTTTAACAAAGCTTCTCGCAGTCCCACATCGTCTGCAATGCCCTGCTCGCGCAAACTGTATATCAGCCCACTTGGAGTTCCAATCCAGTCTGGCAAGTTTGGATCCCATAGTGTGCCAAGATTTCTCATGGCTGCGGTTACTGTACGCAACCCTGCACGAATTTGCGCACCGCCGATTGAAATACCAGATGCTGTGAGTCGTCTGCCGGCAGCAGTATTACCAGCAGCTGGCCCAAGCTGTGCAGTTACTCCACCAGTGATTAAATCTGTAAATGTTTGGCAAGCTGTGAGCAATTGACTCACACTACGCAGAGCACCGAACACTTCAGCTATACCACTGCTGGTAAAACTGGCCTGTTCAAAACTTCGCGCTCTTAGAGCTTGCTCAAGAAACTTCATGGGACTTTGCACCAGGTCATTGGCTCGCTGTATCGCGCTTCCCACAATGTCACTGGGATTTACACCAGCTGCTTGAGCAGCCGCCGAAATCACACCCAGTCCTACTGTAAGAGCAAAACCACCGGCGTTGTTTTTGATAGCGTTGGTTAAGACAACACTGGTGCTGGCTGCATTGACAATGGCCGTGAGTTTACCACATACTCTGGTCACACTCTGCAGACTGCTTGCCAGAGAACTAAAGTCTGTGGGCGGAATAATTGCCAAGGGATCAGTTAACAAAGCCAATAGACCCATTGGCTGTACGGGTGTAACATCAGGCCTCTGTTTAGCATCCGGGTACGGGGCCTTGCCCTGGGGTTGTTTACCAAACCTTAAAAGGTTACTCATGGCTGTGTCCTATGTAACTATACTTATCTGCTTAAAATCACAGCAGATTAAAGCCCAGTTACAATACTGCCAGCCGTGATAGGCTTGATACCTGTGGTAATTTCTATGTAATGATCGCGTATTTCGTTGGCTGTGTTGGAATGCAGCAACACATGGTTCTTGCTGATAGTTACCTTGAAATCCGGCTGTGAAGTAAACAGACTTGAAATCAGCATGATACCTTTTTGACTAGGAACCACTGTGCATGGGCGTTCTAGTCTATATTCTGCACTGCCATCTTCGATTACTTTGGCTACAATTTCGTCGCCATTGACTAATTTCAACGAAGCGATGTCGCCTTCGCTGTACTTGTTGTTTGAGATTAACATTTTTATCCTTTGAGAGCTGCAAACCAAGAGTCGTTTTGACGACTCAATCCTTGATAACCACCTTCTACCAAGAGTTTACCGTCTTGGTATATTTGCGGAACTGTTCTGTGTCCTTCGTCAACAATAAACTGTTTGGCTGTGTCATCTTCATCTATTTTTACTTCTTGATAGTCAAGTCCTTTTAGTTTTAGCAAGTTTTTGGCCTGCACACAAAAAGGACAATTGTTTTTTGAATACACTGTTATCATGTTATAAGCTGAATCCTTTGAATGTATCGTTGGTGACATCTTGTTTTGTGCCACCAATCACATAAGTAGTTATCTCTGTTTCCTGAGGGGCAACTTGAACTTCTGCTCCAGCGATCCATTTCTGTGTCCATGGCAGAGGATTACTGCCAGTCTTGATATGGCATTTGAGTCCCACGCTGTTCATACGCTTGCAGGTCAGCCAATCAATGTAGTCGCAAAGTAGTTGTTCATTCAGGCCAATCATGCTACCGTCCTTGAACAAATACCTGGCCCAGGCTTTTTCTTGAGCAGCGGCTTGCAAAAACATGTCTTCACATTCCTGCAAAGTTTCTTCCTTGATCTTGGCAAAGTCAGGATCATCCTGCGGCAGTATTTTCAATAAAGTTTGTGTGGCGCCCAGATGTACATTTTCGTCGCGGCAGATCAGTTTGATGATCTTGGCATTGCCTTCCATCTTCTTTAGCTCTGCAAATGCCCAGGAGCAGGCAAAGCTAACATAAAATCTTATACCTTCAAGGGCATTGACAGAATTTATTGCCAACCACAACTTTTTCTTAAGATCATAAAGATCAATCTTGATTTCTTTACCGTTTACCG